TTAGTATTTGTATGCTTTTCGATCAAGTTCAATATGTGGTGAGTCTGGAAAACGTGTCCATTCATGCCCACATTCAATACGTACATCCAGTAGACCAGCAGCCTCTTTAAACGCGGCTACGACGGGTTCAAAGTCTTTCCTGACCCACGAAACCGGATACGGTACGATGTCGATTGCACGGCCTGTCAGGTGGGCAGAATTCATGATTGTTGACTTGCCCTCACGAAGCATCTGTTTTTGGCGTTCAACGGTTCTAACACCTTCTGTAATGACAAAATCTGATTTACTAATTTCTAATGCTTTGTGAGCAACTTTCACCAGGTCAGGATGGACACCTACAAGATTATTTTTACTTCGGGTACTAAATTTAAAATTATTCATGGTAAACACCTATTGTTTGCTTATAGGTATTTATCAATTCGAATTTAAATATACTGGAACACGTACGCTTTCAATCTGAATCCTTTATAGTTGTATGGGAACGACCCCAAACAAATGCAACGATTCTCGAAAATAAACGGACATTCAATATCAATTTCACATCCGGTTTTAAAACGAATGGTAGGTTTATCGATCTGGGTAGAAGCAATAAAACAATCTTTATCGTTAACCAGCATACATTTTAATTTTGTTTGCTTGATGTGTTTCTTGTCGAATGAATATGTGATTGATTCAGCAAGTTTAGAACTTAGTTTGATATCTTTTAAATCTTCGTGTTTATAGCATGGAAAATCTTGTACGTTCATTTCTTCGTGGCCTTATTAATATTTTGCAAAAGGTCAGTTGATATCTGTTCCCAGTCGAACAAAGTTTTTCGCTTAGTTGGATTATGCTTAATCGCGATGATTCGCTTTGTTCTGTCTTTTTCTGAGGTATTAACCAGAATTTGTTTAAACTTGTTCTGGTTTAACGAAACAGGCTTATACCTTCCCGATTTGGTATTATTATTTAGACCTTTGATATTCCCGTGACCATCGATGTACTTTTTGTTAATAGGGATAAATTTATCCGTGGGCTTAACACGCCCCTTAAACAGTGAACTCAGATACCGATCCTGGGTATCTTTGATCCCTATCTTGTGTTCGACTTTGGTATCAGAGATTTTCTTGAAGGTGTAAAACGTCGATTGGCTCTGTGTAAAGCCAGTTGGCCTGTCTAGCCTGTCAGCAAGCAATTCACGAAGGATGATTGATGACTGCCTGGACGCTTTACCTACTCGCTTTAGGTAGTCGTCGGCCTCCTTGATCGAGAGCTTCCTAAGCTGTTCCTTCGCTTTCTCCGTTGCTTGCTTGTTCTTCGCGTCTGCCCTGCTTTGCGCTCTGGCTAATGCGGATCCTTTCGGAGGTTTAGCCATTACAGCCCCCCGATTACTAACCCGACCGTTTTCACGAATGAAAGTAAGGATTCAGGCAATACAGGGGATTCGAAAATATAAGCAGCAAGATTGTAACCAGAAGCAAGCAGCAACAAACAAATCAGAACTTTTTTTGAATTAGTGATCCATGTTTTGATTGCAGCCATTTTTATTTCCTGTGTTTTAAAATTTGAAGAATCTCAGCAACGCTGATTTTCAACGATTCAATATTGTCTTCAACTCGAAGCAATCTGGTATCCAGCCCGGAATGATTCAGTTTCATGTTTTCAATATGAACCTGTTGGATATCGTTTATATGTTCGATGTTTTTTAATCTGGTTTCGTGTTCAAGCGATTTCTTTGTTAGTGAGTGATGTATTCTCCAAACAACACCGAATATCGTCGCACCAGCGGATACAGCACCAATAATTAATTCAGTAACAGGCATAATTAAGCCCCTTTATAGTTAATGTTTAAACTATTTAGGGCTTATTATTTAATCGGTAAACGCGTTACGGTAGATGACATTCACAATTACAGGAATTGCGTCAACCCTTGCAAAAGGATAGGAACCCAAATAACCATCCCCATAAATCTGCAATTCAATTGTTGCGCCTGTTACGTTATTTAACCTGATCCCGCCGCCCATAGTAGTTTTAGCCGACCCACTATTTTGCCTGAACATACCACTTTCGGCATTAGTCCCGCCAGAAATAGTTTCGGTACAGATTGGAGTACCGTTAACCAAAATACGGTACTGGAAATAACCGCCAGTAGTTGTACCAGTTCCGCCTTTCGCGTAACAGTTAACGTTAGGAACAGAAACAATAATATTGCTGGATCCTTGACCAGAATATACCTGTCGTGAAACAGTCGTCCATGTACCAGATTTTGCAGGGCGCATCCAATCAACAGCGGGTAGAATGCCCTGTACCGCAGTATCACCAACGATCTGATTTGCTCGTAACGTTCCCTGAATATCACAGTTACCCGCGATAGTTACATTGTTGAACACACCAGCGTTAGCGTTAACGGTTCCTGTAATCGTTGCTTTCGTTGCCACTAACGAACCATCTTGATACAGCGCCCAACCAGCGGCGTTTTGTGATGACAACGTACCTGATATTTTACCGTTGGTGATCGCAGCGTTTTGAATTTTACCGTTAGTGATCGAACCATCGATAATTTTTGCGGTTCCGATTGAAGCATCATTAATATGAGCCGCCCCAATACTTGCGTTAGCGATAACAGCAGAATTCAAAAATACTCTGTTGTTCTGAACCGCAAAAGGAATCACCGGGTTTGATGGATCCGAACTATTCGAAATAACGAAGAATTCATTAGCGTTAAAATAGATAGCACTCTTATCATTCGTACTGTCTGCAACCATCGTCATACCAGTAACAACACCGTTAGCGTTTACCTTTACGGTGTACTTCGAGTTAACCGTATTTTTGAGAGCATCCACGGCTGTCTGCGCGTTCGTACTGACTTGCGCAATGTTTCCGTTGATTTCAGATTTAACGGTTTGTAGCGCCTGAGATTGGGCCTGATTGTTCGAAGCAATAACGGTGTTTAATCCGGTGATCTCCGATTTGATATCTTTATCAATCGTAACCTTGACCTGGTTCAGAGCATCAACAACAACCTTGTCACCATCTTTAACAATCTGTTCCATCCGGGTAGATGCCGCAGCAATAGCCTGATTGCGTTCGTTGGTTACATTGGCATGCAGATTAGAGATCTCTAGCTGTATCGCGTCCTTAGACCGCTCAAAAGCCTGATCAACCGCAGCTTCTAAATGATGTTCCAGATTAAGGAATTCTTTGATCAGTTCCGAATCTTGCTGAGTCCAGTTTACTCGTGACTGTAGCTGTACCATTACCGCAGCGGTATAGATCATCGCGTCCTGTCCGAATACATCGTAAGCAGCTATGCGAACGTACCAGTTACCGTCATCAAGGTTAATCGTATGGATCTCTGAGGCGTTAGGCGCGGTGAACGTCTTAACGGTGCTTCCGGTGAATCCTGCCGTTTGTGCAACCTGAACCACAACACCAGCATAATCAGGAACAGTTACCGGATCTGGTTGATTCCAGCTAACAAAGATTGTACCGAATCCAGGACTTGCGCTAAAACCGAGTAAGGCCGGAGCCTGCGCGTTAAAGCACTCCAGAACGGTCTGGTTAGACTTACGACCACCGAACCCGATAGCACGGATACCAAATTTAACGTTACGTGAAAGCCCGTTTACAGCGTTCATTTCGTAGGTATAGATCCAGTTGATATCTTTAGTACGATAAGTGAATACCCGATTCTTTTGAGTTACTTCAATTTCGTAATAATCGAAGTGATCAACGAATTTAGTTTTTACCCCGTTTACTGTTACGTCTAACTTCGATTGATCATCCCATTCCAGATCAAACGCCTGGTGCCGGGTTTCTCTCGAACCTAACGCAATGCCATTACGCAAACGAACAACCGGAGCAGGTAACAAATACTGAACGGTTAAGTTAGGATTGCTTAATTCAGTCCACGGAGACTGATAATATAAACCAGCGGCACAAACACGGAAATCATATTGAACACCTGTTTGTAAACCCATAATGGTAAATTCATATTCAGAAGTATTACCAGCAGATAACCATTCTGTTGAACTAGATTGTTTACATTGGATGTAAAACTGATAACGGTTATAGTCAATATTACATTCCCACGTAACCAGAACATTCGAACCATAAACGGTTTCACCAGTATTAACAACGGATAAATTGAACGGCTGGTAAATGCTGGTTGAAACTGAAATAGGATCATAGTTAGGTTTTGCGGCTAAATCCTGATTGGAATAAACCAGTGAATCATATTCGCCAGCGGTAACAGTGATCGTTCCGGCTGTGCCTGTATCCATCATCGGAGTGATTGACAGAACACGGAACAGTTTATTGTTCAGTTGTAGTTCTTTGTTGGTTACGCTGATTACATCCCAAACTTCTAGGGTGAAAGCGTCAGCGGTACTAAAGCTGATCTGTTGAGTCATCAAAGCCTTGTTGCGTTCGATACTTGCTAAACGGTCAATCGCACCAACGTTCTTTGAAAAACGCATGGTGATATCTTTCGCGATAACTCTTTTATCTTTTTTGATCAGTGCATCCCTTTGAGCGTCCGAAGGGTAACGAAGCACCGTTGAACTGTAATCGATTTTCGGATCGTTAAAACTTACGTTCAGGGTGTTGTAATAACTACTGGTGCCGCCATCGGTTAAACTAATTTCGGACATAACAATATTATCTTCATCGAAGTGATATTTTGTTACGTCTGGTGCATCTAGTTTCAGAGTTAATTTACCGAACGAGTCAAAGACAATACCGCCGAAACTAGAACAGATATTTTCGATGTTTGCTTTGTTGCTGGCGTTAGGATCCGTACCACCATCACACCAATAGATATTATCAGTACGAGCAGCAGCGACTTTAAATGAATCCAGATCAATACGGTCAATTGGTGTATTCAAGCCGTTTGGTGAGATAAGGAAATCGAGTAAGCAGCTAGGGGCGTTGCGGGTGAACTCTTTGTTACCATTAATCAGGTTGGTGATCTTCTTCCCGTTTAACTCAACCGCAACTTGTGAGTTTGGTTGAAGGATATCAACGCCGTCCGTTAATGCTTTATTGGTTTTGTGCATAACGATGCACATCGTTGCAATACCGTTCCCAGTAAAGTTTTCAGGCCACTCGTTACCAATGTATTTTTTAGCGAGAGACAAATGACGACCAGGATTTTTACCCGTGGAAATTTCTACCTGCAAAATATTTTGATATGCAACCGCGATCTGTGCTTTAGGTACGATACCATCAACGTGAAGATTATTATCAAGCAGAATCTTTTTATTATCCATATAGATCTGTTTGATTGCGTCAACTTCACCCTGCGCAATAGCGAAGCATTGAACGAGGTAATTACCTTTTGAATCAGTTCCGTTTACCGCTTTGAATACGTTGATCGCACCAGTACGGGATTCACCGTAGATAGTAGGGATCACAGTAGACGGATCCGTTGTTGTTCCTAACGATGAAGCTGAATCCGGTGATTGTATTCGGGGTACTGAGGGTTGCATGGATAGCGACATAATCGCCATAGCAGCCCCTACAGCAAGACCAACACCGATAGCAACCGCCATAGCAACGCCAGCAGCAGCCAACGCCGCAGCGGTTGACGCAGCAGCAATCGCGATAGCCGCGACAACCATTATTGGCATGGTTTAATCCTCCATGATGATTCGAACTCTACCAGGGAAACAGGCATCATCTGGTAAACGTTTCGAGAATTAACAGCGAGGGCATAACCGGAATAAACCAGAGCAACGTGATACGTTTTCTTATTTCGGTTTTTCTGAACAGAAACAAGGATTGTTCCATTTTCGAAAGATGGTGTTTCTTCTTTGTCGAAATAGTTTTCAACGAATGACATAGTATCCCCGAAACCAATTTCCTTTTTGGATAATGCGAAACCAGTTTTAGGGCATGAATATTTCCGGTGAATCTTTTCGTAATGTTCTGAACCTGTCAGAACGTCAACCAATTTCACCATTTGCAAATTGCAATCGTAGTGACCGTATTCGAACGTTTGCCCTACGGTTTCATTAATGAAATCGGTAATTAATGCTTGTTTGATAATGTCTTGATTTAACATGAAATACCCCATAAACTTTATATAGGGTATTTAGGGTTATTTTTTGGCTGTCCAGATTGCCTGTGAATTCCATTTACCAGCTTTACTAAAGAACCCATCATTTTCATTTCCGGGATAGCTACGGTGGACACCATCGGACGCGTGATGCCTTGCGTTCTGATCCAGTGAACACCAGATACTATTTAATTTAATTTCGGAAGTGTTTTCAAATTCGGTTTCGTTCATTCGGATATTAACAGTTGTTGAATCAACCTCACCGTAAAATTGCCCGTAGCTGGCAACAACTCCACCTTTTAACGGATTCAGAAATACAACTTCGATTGATACAGTTGCTTTGTCCAGTTTCTTTTCACGGATTAGCTGAATGTAATCAGTTCGGACGTTCGCGAACTTAACAGACATCCCCTGATTATTAATCTCTTTAGATTTAGTCGGGGCTATAACATCGAGCAAATCACCACTCGCAAGGAATCTAAAATTGTTGTGGATGATATCATGATACCCATCGCAAATACGCAGAACCCCCGCGCCTTGTACCATTGTCACCGTGATGCAATGAAACACCGTACCTACTGAAAATAGTTCCTGTTGGGTAAGTCTGGTTTTACTCGTACCGTTTCTGGAATTGAAATCTTTTAAGAAGTCGGGATGTACGCAAAGATTCGCGATCTCTTCTTGTTTAGTTGCCATTATAATACCTCTGTTGCGTCGAAATCGGTGTACGTTGTTTGTTTCAGGTCGTATTCGAAATCGTTCGAAGTAACCATTAAAGTTAGTACCGGAGTTCGATAATTGATTAATTCACCCGCTTGAACCTGATTGCGTAAGTTAGGGAAAATAAGCAGGGATTGAGTAACCGGATCAACGTCGGTTACTTCGTAAACTTTGGTTTGGTTTGCAAAGGTAAACTTTGTTCCTTTTTCGAGTAGAGCCGAAACAGGGATTTCACGAGCGCCAGCAGGCGCAGCAGCGGAAACGTTACACAAAGCGGTTTGTTTGCCCCTGTACATCAGGTTAATCGCTTTATAGATCGGGAATTGGAAGGGTTTACCGTAACGATATTCCGCTAACCATTCATCGAAAAGATATTGATCCTCACCGACATAGTTAACCGTCACCGTTGTCTCGTACCACTGAGTACCAGTAAAGCGCCGGAGGGTTTTACCCGAAGCGGATTTATTAGCAAAGAATGGTGCTATTGAATTCACCCGGATTTCTGTTTTAAATTTTGGATCGTTGAAAATGTCAGCCATAAAAAAGCCCCTTAGATATTTACCTTTATTTAGGTAACATCAAAGGGGCTAATATTTATCCGCGTCGGCGTTGTGCATCCTCAACCAACCGGGCAATTTCTTGCGGGTATTTTTTCAGAGTTGCCATTAGTTCCCGGTCATTACTCGAAGCATTACCCTGAATAGTGATCGGAGCGGAAACGGTGATCCCGCCACCTTGTTCACCACTGAGGTAATTTTTCAAGTCCTGGTTAAGCCGCTTATCAACAACACGTTCACCCTGTTCCAGTAGGTAAGTACCAGTAGAAGGAACGTTGTTAATCCCGTCGTGGAACTGGCCTTTAACCTGTTTGATACTGGCAAGCTGTTGCATCACCGCGCCCATCTTCGAAGCAGCAAGGGCAAATCCAGCAAAACCACCCTCTTTCATACCATCTGAGAAAGCGGAGTATGCGTCCATTGTTGCTTTAGAGATCGCCAGCCCTTTGGAGATTGCAAAGGTAGCTCTAGCCGCTTTCGAGTTCTCTCCAGCAACAGCCCCGATAGCAGCCATAGCACCATCTGCAAGCCCCTGATACTGATCGAGTGAAGCAACGGTAGCAGCAATCGCCGCTTGCTGTTCAGTCTCTTCCAGAACCCGTTTACGTTCCCCGTAGGCATCATCAATAGCGGCCTTCTTCGCTACATACTCTTCCTCAAGGATCAGTTTTTGATCCAGAGCGGTTTGAAGTGATTCCAGTTCAGAATTATATGTATCTTCAACAGCCCTTTCGATATCTGCCCGTTTATCTGGATCGATACCGATAAGCGATTCTAAGAAGTTACCGCCCATAGCCATAATCAGTGCCTGGCGACGTTCAGCAGCCTCTTTAGCATCGATTACGCCTTTATCCTGGAGCATCTTAATATCTTCGTAGCCGCGTTCTAATTTGGCGTTACCACTAGCCATAGAAGCCGCTTCCGAACTGAACCCTTCAACGGTGATCCGGTTTAGTGCGTCGTAACTTTCCTTTTTGGATTTGGCGAGATCAGCAGCTTCTTTTTCCGCTTTGCGTCTTGCTTCGTCAGCTAAACGTTTCGCTTCCGCAGCAGCAGCTTTTGCTTTAGCAGCAGCCTCTTTAGCGGCTTTCTCCGCTTCCTGTTGGGCCTTTTCCACTTCACGAGCAGCAATTTTATCATTTGCGGATTTCTCTTCCGCCGCTCGTTTCCGTTCTTTTTCGATATTTTCATTAACGATCTTTGCGTTCTTTTCGGCTTTTTCACGGGCCTTTGCAAGATCCTCTTGAAATTTCTTTTCAGCAAGAAATTCTTTACTAGCAGAACCATCTGTTTGCATTCGTTGTCCGTTAGTCATACCGGATGAACTATAAGGAGCAACATTTTTAAAAGATTCTTCGGAGACTTCGCCTAATTTGGTTAACCATTTGGCGAATTCAGTATTACCCCAATCTTTTTCGAACCATTCCCAGATTTCTAATACTTTCTCAACAGCAGGAGATAACCCGTTTGCAATCGCCCCTTTAACTTTGGTTTCCAGCTCCCCCATTTTAGTAGAGAAATCGGCATAGTTTTTAACTGCATCCGAAGTAATATCTACGTTCTGTTGTGCAACTGAATTTAATGCTTCTTGTTCAGAACCTAATTCACTCAACCGGGAAATCATCGCGGAGGAACCACCGGATAATTTTTCCATTGCGGAAGTAATTTCGGAAACGGTAGCGCCTGCATCTTTCAACTGATAGAACAAACTGATCGATGCTTTAATACCGCCGTTGGTATCCCCGATATATTTGGTGAAGTTCTTTAGTTTAAGCCCGTACTTTTCGAGGTCTTCCCCGATACCGGAACCAGTAGCAACAGATTCACCGAGGTTTTTGATCGCATCTTTGTTCATATCACCGAACTGTTCCATTGCGATACCAGCGGTTCCGAATTCCTTCGTTAACTGTTGCAGTGCGTCGGTTGAAACCCCACTAGATTTCGAAACCTCGTCCAGTTTAACGGCCTGTTCTGCCGATGCCATCAAAAGGGTAAGACCAGCAGCCGCAACGCCAGCAGCAGCGCCTACAGCCATTAGAGCGGGGTTCAGGGAACCTTTCATACCGTTACCCAACGAACCCAGAATACCGTTTAGTGATGTAGCCTGACCGGATAACCCATCAAGTAACGATTCTGCTTTACGTACACCGTTGGCAACACCGCCGATATCAGCGGTTAACGTTAGTGTATGGTTATTGTCGTTTGCCATTCTTCGCCCCTTTACGTTTTAAATACTTCTCCCGTTCGGCTGGGGAAAGATGTTGTAACATATCGTTTTCTTTCTTCTTCGCCTGGAGTTCTTTCTCTTTCTGAATTACTTCCGACGTTTTGAAAATAGTTTCATCGCGGATCAATTTGAAATCGGAAGATTTCATTTTGCGCAACCCCTCTTTAGACATTTGTCCTGATGCCGCATAAATGGTGCTGTGAAGTCGTGCAAACATTGCATCAATAACATCTATTCCCGATGGTTCAATAAATCGGTCGAATAGTTCTAGTGATCGGAACAATGGCAACGGCATAGCTTGAGTTTCATCGTAAGATAAACCCCGTTTAACTACGCACCGCAGCATGAATTTTAAGTAGGGGTTGCTTCGGACTTTTTTTCAAATACAGCCGGATCCAGAGAAAGGGTTACTTGCGCGATACTTCCAATTAGAACCTGACGAACCTGAACAACCAAATTTTTTACCTGATTGATATCAGTGAATAATTTTTTGCCGTCTTCGGTGAGGGTACAGGCTAAAATGGTTTGTTCATCACGTAGCTGTTTATTGTCGTTGGTAATGTGCGTATGGTATTCCGCAACGGTCATCGGGCGCACGTAAAAGGTGTATTTGCCGAACTCAACAGGTTTATTTTCAACTGTTAAGTCTTTCAGCATTTTTTCGAATTCTTTCATTGGTTTTATTCCTAAGTTGGTTTGTTAGTATTTAGGAATAAAAAAGCCGCCTATTAGGACGGCTTGAAATTATGGAGCGGTTACGGTTACGGTGCATTCAGTAGAAATTACTGATTGACCCATTGCATCCGAAACGATAACTTTTCGAACGTGCGTACCGATTGGAGATCCCATCAGATCCAGCGTGGTAGTGGTCGAACCCAACTGTGTTAGCTGACCATCTTTGTACCAGCGGTAAGAGTACGGAGGATAACCACCAGCAACGGTAAATTCGAGTTCTACAGCATCGTTCTGTTTCATCGTTAGGCTAACAGGCAGATCTTTCAGAACAGAAAGCGGATTCATAATGCCGTTACCGGAATTAGTCAGATCCAGAATACCTTTTGCAACTACCTTATCGATTGCGATATTAAAAGTGCGGGTTACAACCGCTTCGTCACCACCACCGAAGGTATCACTGGAGATAAAGCCGTTGATCAGAAAAGTTACGCCGTAATCAAGATCTGAATCAACCCAATAGGTAATACGGAGCTGAATACGGGAAGTACCTTCCGCAGCGGTAATCAAACGTTCATGAATCGGATGACCAGGAATATAGTTTACGCTCAGAGAAGTATCACCGTAAGAACGACGACCGATCAGAGTACGGTTATCAGGACTGGAGAAGTTGACAACTTTAATAGAATTTCGAGTTGAACTAATTTCAGGGAAAGTATTCAGTTCAGGAATATCAATAAACCCCAGACCGTTCAGATTTGTATTTGTTAGATCGTTACCGAGAGCAACGGTAATGTTACCGCCAGTAAAAATATCTTGCGATTTAGCCATTTTTTAAACCTTTTTATTAAGAGGGGCCGGAACTAATTCGGCCTATATATTCTATTTAGTGGGGATTAAACGCGGGAACCGTAAATTACGCCTACCTTTAACCATGTAGGGGAGTTTCCATTGACCGCCCAACCCGTAGCACCACCAGGATATCCCTGCGCCTGATCACCTGCTTTATTTCCACTACCACCAGGTGAACCAACTTCACCACCATATCCGCCTATAGAGCCATAACGGGATGCAGGCGGTTGAGCACCAGGCGAACCGAGAGAAGCAGCATAACCATCTACCTTATCCCTGCCCTCGCCTATACCAGCAGCACCGAAAGGACGACCACCAGAACCACCAGATGAAAGACTTGAACCTACGCTAGAGCCACCACCCCCGCCACCGCCCCCGCAGATAGCACCGTTGTTTTCGATCTGTAGTTTTCCACCGATCTCATTTGTTATACAGACACCGCCTGCTTTACCTTCCCTTGAACCAGCCGTACCGCCATCACCACCGCGACCGTACAATGTTGCGTTATTGACCAGTTTGATATAAGCACAACTTGCAAAGGATGCGGGGAAATATAATGTAGGTGTTCCAGTGGTATATCCAACCAGATCCCCGTATATAGTTACTTTAAATGCGTTCCCGGCGACTCCTCTTGAGTTAATTTCATTTACTAATGTTGCCCAGTCAAACCCGTGGTTAGCGTAAAGATCGATTTCAATTTCTTTTGTTCTTCCCGCCATTTCGGACATATATCCACCATAAGCAGAAAGACGCAATACCGAGCGGGCCGCACTCATATAGTTCTGACCAGTTTCGTCTCGCGCCGAGGTTCCTATATAACCCGGTACACCAACAACAGCCATTTTATCTCCTTAAAAGGGGGCATTACACCCCTTTCATTTTACATTTAAGTTCTTTGACTTCCTGACGAAGTTCTTTAATTGCTTCTACTAAAAGTGCGTTAACCGCAGAAGGTGAAATAGTTAATACAGAAGTCTTCTCGTGTTCTGATACTGCTTCTGGTAATACTTCACGCAATTCCTGAGCAATCAAACCTGCTTCTTGTTTGGTATATTCATCAGAATCAAGAGACATTTTCTTTTCGTATGAATAGCCGTTCAATTGGTCAACTTTATCAAGCGCTGAATCAAGCTTAACGAGATTGCGTTTTAGCCTTTCATCAGATCTGATATAAACATCATTCGCGTTTAAGTTCGATGGCATATCCATGCTACCGTTACCGTAGAAGCTAAACGCAGAGTTACTAACTAATAGACGAACAATAGCACCGTCGTTAGTAAATCCGTTCATATGAACATCCATAGCCGCAATATGCGCCTGACTCCACGCCGTTGCTTTCCAGACGTTGTATGCTGATGTATTTGCTTGAGGGCAATCAAGCTGAATACCAGCAGAACGAGCGCGCCAGTCAGCATGACCGCCAGCGGCTACAGTACCGCGAATTAACGCATTGGATTCACCATTAACTTGTTCAGCGACCCTAATACCACTAACAGCCCCCTCGCCAAACAAAAATGACTTACCATTAGATCGAATATTAAATACTTTATCATTACCAGCAAAAATTACTGCCTTTTCAGTACCCGCAGCATTCATAAACCAAAGATGTGAGTTACCATCGCCGTTAGAATAAAGTGATGTTTTCGCAGTAATTGAACCCAGTCTGGTAACGATATTTCCGTTTACAGTAATTGCACCGATATCAGAAACAATATCTCCGCCAAGCGCAAGGTTATCGGCCCTTATTTGACCAGCTACCGTAAGAGTATTGCTTGCTGTTACGTTACCGACTAATGTTGTAGTACCGCCTACACGGAAATTACCAGTTGCGACATTAAACAGACCTGCATCTGATTCCAGCCGAACAATAACTTTGTTTACGTTATTTGCATCGCGAACATATGACTGTAATAACGTTCCGCCTGTGTTGGTAATAATAGCTTCATGTCTTCCACGAAGATTACTTGTACCCCCTCGCGTTTCATTAAATGTCAATGTTCCTATGGACACGTTTCCTGATGGTAATGCTAAGCTAGTATCAATAGTGCTGTTTGACATATCAATAGCAACAGTACCAGAACGAGAAATATTAATATTTCCCGACATTGCGCCGCCAGTTAAGGGCAAATAAGCAGTATCCAGACTTGCACCGACTAATTTACCGTTAGCATTAACCAGAGAGTTTGTACCTTTCCAGTTCATTTCTGATTCTAAACGAACTTTGTTGGTATAAAATCCGCTTGCGTTATAGCCGATATACAGATCACCACCTACGGTATCACTATCCGATTTTCTGCTAGCAGATAAAGTAACGTTACCATTACCGAAATCTCGCAGAATAGTTGTTCCGCGACACATGATAATAGAGCTTGCTGACGTTGCATGTAATGAAAGCTTATCTACATAAGGCATCCTCAATCCGTGACTAACGCCAGGAGTTGTGATCAGAAGTTCTGTCTGATTCGCAAGAATACGCATATCATAATCAACGTTGTTACCTTTGGTGTTGAAATCAATAAACGGCGTTCCCGCAGTTGTTGACGAACCCAACTCAATCCCTGCGTTAGGGGAAGGCAGATTAAGGCTACCCGTTGCCGTGAGAGTACCGTTTACCGTTGCACTCGAAGCGGTTAATGCGCCTGTTGTAGTCGTTCCTAGCGTAGTTGTGCCTGCTTTAAAAGCACCTACATCTACACTCGTCAACCCGGTTGCGCTATCCATATGAATACGGGTTTTAACAGCACCCCCCCCCGGATCGCGAGTATCCCAAAGGGCTTTTACACCGTCGCTATTCGCCGGAATATAAGCTTGAAACCCGGTTCGGTTTGCACCGCCTGCAACGTCAGATGTTTTAGATCCTTCAAGAAATCTGAGATATCCTAAAAACGCATTTGCTCCCGGAAGTGTTGTGGTCGTATCAATATTCGGGTTAATAAGATCAAGGTTTGCTGAACTTGTATTAAGCACCGAAAGCCTAGCGGTTGCCTGTACCCTAGCGCCCTGAATAACTTTCGTAGATGTAATATCTGAGTTGCTTGTAAGAACCCCGGTCATTGCACCGCCAGCAGCAGGCAAAGCGCCAACGTTAGCAGCAGGGATCGAAATATCAGCAGAACCATCAAAGTTAACGCCAGCAATTTTACGCGGGGTAGAAAGTTTGGTTGCATTGGTAATAGCCGTACCAGTTTGAATATAACGTGAATCGAAATTATCATATTTGGTTAATTCGATTTCGTTCGCGGTAATTTTTGCCGATGTCGTTACGTTGCCCGTTGCGGTAATAGTCGAACCGGTAATAGCACCCGTTTCAACAGATCCAGATTTAGCTTTGCCCGTAGTGGTTACGGTTGCTGATTTCATGTCACCTGTTGCCACCAGTGAACTAGCAGTGATCGCGCCAGTACCGATAGAACCTACGGTTGCCTTACCCGTTGCGTTAAGGGTAGCGCCTTTCACATCACCTGTTGCAACTACTGAAACGGTTTCTACCGAACCAGCATTAACCTTCCCTGTGATTACCGCGTTACCGCCTGCGCTAATCGCGCCTGGGGTTTGAAGTGATGCAACTGTCGCAACACCTGTAGCGTTCAACGTGGTAGATTCTAGCGGCCCTGTTTTGGTTCCGGCTAGGGTAGTGTTCCCCGTAGCGGTTAAAGTGCCTGTAGACACTCCTGTTGCGGTTAAGGCACCAGTACCAACAGAACCTAGCGTTGCTTTTCCGGTTACGGTAGAGGTTGCTGATTTAACGTCACCACTAACGGTAATATTTCCGGTGTTGGACTGATTGCCTGAAACGGTCAAACCGTTTGTGATTGTTGCGCCTGCTTTTGCTTCTAAACGTTCGGTTGTGATCGGGTCGTTACCTAACTGAACGATATTACCAGAATCATCACCTACAAATATTTTGCGGTCGGCTAGGTTAATGCCGATTTCACCGCTTTCTAAGCCTGTAGGTCTGCGGCCTACGGTTGAAGTTCTTTTAAACTTAATCTTTGCCATAAAAATACCCGTATATGGAATGTATACGGGTATTTAGTGTGTTTAAAACGTACCGAGATCGATTACGTCATTAATGCCGATTGCGTTAATATCTTCCGGGGTCGGTCTAAATCCCTGGTGATATACTTGCCAGTCTCTATATTTTGCAGAAGTATCCGAAGCGGTTGTTGTATCCTGCCGGAACAGTAACGCACTGTTGTTATTAATCCCGATGAATTCAGCAGATTTAAAACTTTTCCCGGTTGGGGGTGTAGAAGGTCTACGCCACAACATTGCATAACCTGATTCACCCGAAACGGTAGCTCGATAAACTTCACCAGTACTACTATGCGTATTGTTTACGGTCTGTAAGCCATTACTGGCGGGAACCTGTAAAATACCACTCATGGTATCGCCAGCTTTATTCACCGCCCCCAGCGTTCCCGGAGTAGGTTTATTCAGTGGTGAGTAAACAAGTTCGCCCCGATCCTTTAGCGTTACCAGAGCGTTGATATTGTCGATTTCGGTAAAGCCTTTACCGCCAGCGTGCCACATCGTAGCGATGTTTACCGCTTCACCAGCCCGGTTAGTGGTCGAAATGTATCGTGGTAAATCAGCCTCGTTAGCAACGCCGGGAACAGGACAGAAACGGAAAGTAGTTCCTCGTACCTCTGGGGAATAAAGACTACCTGTCATTACCGCCAGGTTCCCGCCTCTGAGATCTACAGCGCCCAGATCAGCCGGAGCGGGTTTATCTGCATCGGTGTAAATCTTCGTCCATGCTTGCGGAGATGGTGAGAGGTTACGAACCCGCACCAACGGCTTGCCTGAAGAGTTAACGATCAGTTGCCAGCCTTGATTATCGTTACCCTGTACTGCAACAGCACCGGTATCAACACCGAACGGGTTTTGATCAGTAGAACCAGGGAACGTAACGAATCTGTTACCTGACAGCTTTTTCCAATCCAGCACACCGGGGTAATGCTGTGTTCCCGCACCGATACCCCAATCACCTGTAAGCACCGGATCACCTTTACGGGCAATGCCGGATTCGTACATATCGAGAATTGAAAGCTGATAGGTTTTCTGTACAGCGGATTCCTGTTCGCCTGATATCGTTTCAGAGGTAACGTTAGCGTCGAAAATGTTGTAATAACCGATCTGGCCCGGAGCGATATCTTGTACGGTGTCTGTGTCGATACGAAAAAGCATACGAAAACGTAACGGTTCTTTTGTCTCCAGAGCAGTATCCAGCATTTCCTGAACTGGATCACCGGGGATCACGCCTATGGTGATTTCAGTATCGGAGTAAGTTTTACCGCCTGGTAAAATGCTTTCGGTGTCAGAATCATATGTTTCGTATCTGGCAATTTCACGGGTAGATTCGATAGTCGGATACGATAATACTTGCGGTATATCTACATAATTCGGATCGTGGTAATTCACCAGTGGATCTAATTCGGTTGTAATCGAGATATCCACCCCTGAACCAGAAAAGATATCGTATGTATTGTTAATCATCTTAGTTCCTTTCGTAGAAATATTTCAGGTCGAGGGTAATAGCCGCCATTACGTGACCGTTTGAAGCATCATTCTGGTAATTGGTCGATGAAACTTGCGGTTTGATATCGTTGATCCTGATATCAGGGAAATATGACGGTGAGATATCCATTAATTTTTGAATGATTTCATGTACGGCTGTTTCTTGAGTTTCGGAAAAAACAACGATAGTTACTGAACACGTTGCATCTAGTTTTTTATTTCGAACTGATGAAATGCTTGTGTAGCTTTCGTCAATTTCAGTGATCCATACTTGCGGAGTATCATCAACGGATGTCTTGAAGTAATCGACGAGATTCAGATCCCATTCATCAGCAATAATCTGTTCAAACCGTCGCTTGATAGCTAAACGGGGTAATATTTTATTTGTATTTGCCACGACCGCCCCCGGTAACTTCCAGATAACAAGTGACTAAACCTGACAGATCATCATCGATATAAGCTACTTTGTGTTCTTCACCGTTGATCCCTACCCTATCACCTTTGATTAATTCGCCGTACTCAACTGTTAAAGCTAACGTTTCGGCTATTCGCCCTTCTGAATCGGTTAAAGTTTTTTCGAATAACCCTGTAAATGGTGTTCCATCAGTTTTTTTATATTCATCGCCCAACTTGAGGAAGCTGGCGATCTGTGATTTTGAAAATTTCATTATTTAATACCTCTGTTTATATGAGGTATTTAGAAACAAAAAAGGCAACCCCGAAGGATTGCCAGTTTTAGAGAGAAACTTCTTAGGGGGTAGTAGTACCCGCTTTAGGAGTCAGCACTTTAAGCGCGTCGTCGTGACGGTAGCCAACGTCAGCGTTCAGCCAGATACGCGGTACAACAGCGCCCTGTGAACGGTAAGTGGTATCATCCATATCCAGTTCAACGGAACCCCATGAACCCAGAACGATGTTAGACCAATCACCTACGTAGATTTTACCATCGCCAACCAGACCAGTAGTCTCAACAGGCAGACCACACATGCTATTGGTGATTTCGTCCACGATGTAACCTGGAACACCCGCAGTTTTCAGCGTGGTCATCAGAGTTGCTTTGGTTGCGTCGGTCATTACGCAAGTCATGCTTTCGTAGAAACCGAGGTCACGCATTTTCGCGATTTCTGCCAGGATCTCTTCGTACTTGAACGTTGCAGATTTCAGCGCGGTAGCGGAGAACATATCGTTGATGGACTTCGGCGCGTGAGCACTATTTGCAGCAGCAGCGGCGAACAGGGTTTTTTCCAGTGCGATCTGGGAACCACGCATGATGTGTTCAACCACGATACGTTCCAGATCCGGTACAGTTTGCAGACTGTATTTGGACATTGGTACGCCACCAGTGAAGTTTTTAGGCGTCATGGTGAAGCTTTCAACCGAAATGTCGCCTTCTGGAGAAGCACCGTTTTCATCTACCCAACCAAACGCATCAACCGCGTTTTTGGTCATCTTAGGCAGGGTCAGCGGTTGGGTCAGGTTGTCATATTTGGTGATGTTCAGACGACCGAGAACGGAACGTTGCAGAACTACATCCAAGAAAGAGGACATATCCAGACCATCAGGGGTAATGCTTTTCACTTTGGTAGCAGTAACACCAGCACCAGCAGCACGAGCCAGAGCGTTACCCGGAATGAAAATACCACCGTGGGAGCTTTTCGCAGAACGAGCCAGTTCCTGATGCACTTCAAGTTCACGACCGGACAGTTGGCCGCCATTAACCTTCGCGCGAATTGCTTTACCCAGATCATAACCTTTCATCAGATTCTGTTCATTATCGCGGGAACGGGTTGCACGAACTACGGTACGAATTGGTTTAGCTCGTTTACCTTCACGCATTGCACGAACAGCACGAATTTCATCATCGGAGAGTTCAATTTTCTCTTCTTCGATCACTTCTTCTTCTTCAACAATTTCTTCTTCTTCGCGTTTCGCGCGGAGTTTACGAATTTCTTCTACTTCTTCTGGGGTCAGTTCCAGTTCTTCAATTACTTCTTCTTTAATAATTTCGTCAGCCATTTTTGGAATCTCTTTGTTGGTTTCAGCGTTTCGCTGTGTGCCTTTATTTAGGGAAAGTTTTATTTCGCTTTTTTCACGGTTAATTCCCACATTGTCGGACGCTGGAACTGAAACAATTGAAACTTCGTATGGCGCGAAATAAGCCATTAGGTCATCACCGACCTGTTCGTATTCTGTGAGGTCATACCCAAAACTAATTTTTGATAATGTTCCTTCGATGACTTTTAATCGGACTTCATTTGCAAGATCGCCCACAGCCGAAAATTGAATTTGGCAACGGCCTACACCGTCGGCATCAATTCGTGCTGTACCTTCAACGACTTTACCAATTGGCAAATCATGATTGTGTTGATATAAAAGCGGAGCGCCGTTATTCAGACGGGTTAAATCGATTCGTTCGGGGTTGTCGTGCCGGAGTATTTCATTAACTAATATTGGATTTCCCATTTCGTCCAAAAACTCCCGCTGTACCGGAGTTTCATCGGAAAATGCGATATCAAAAATATACTTTTCTTGATCACCACCAGCAGACAACCCCGGCAAATTACGCCGGAGTTGCTTCTTACTCATGTGTATTTCCTTATTGCTGAATCACATCATTATTTAGTGAGTCATTTTCAGGAAAATTTTGGTTTGCTGGTTGAGGTGCTATCGATTGTTTATCAGCGTCGATCTCTTCATCGACTTTTTGAGGATCCCCGCCGATAGCAATAATTGCTTCGTGTCTACTCATGAATTTATTACGGACAGCAACTTCATACGCCTGGTATTCTTTGATTGGATCTACTGATTTCATTCCTTCGCCGGAGAAAGTCGTATTAAAAATCACGTCATCAACTGCTTTTTGAGTAAGAGGCAATACATTATCGTCCACACAACACCGTAAGAATTCCTCAAACAACGGAATAATTACTTGCTCTTTCAGTTTGTCTCGCAAAATTGCAAATCGTGCGTTGGTTTGAAGCTGTCCAAAACGGGCGGAACTGAAATTAACGTTTTTGGTTGAGTTCAGTAGCGCGTTCGAATAAACACCCAGGCCAGCGGCGATCTGTTCAATCGTGGATTCTGCGAAACTTTCGTAACTGTCACCGTTGCTGTTAGCCGTAACAGATTTCGCGCTGTACCCGGCTGGGAGTTCCATGATCAAACCAGGAGACATTTCTTGTGTGATTTCCTGATGTTCGCCTTCGTCGTCATCAAGCATCGAATCCTGCGATTTATCGCGCTCTAAGAAGGTCATAGACGCAGCGGTGATCTGTTTCTGAACCAGAGAAGCAAAGGTAAAATCGTTCAGGTGATTCATCAGGTTCATCGAGGCGAGGAAATCGGTAACACCCCTGTAGCTATCAGGTAAAACACCGTCGTAGTGATGAAGGATTTCATCAGCCGGAATACGTTCACTGATCGCTGAATATGTCTGAGTCAAAATATCGAAATCACGCAGCCAATAAGCGATCACTTCGTTGGTGTCGATATCAAATTCAATCCCCTGGTAAATTACGGTGTCGGGTTCCTCACCCTGCTTTGTCATGTTTCGGTCAATTCGTTCAGAAGGAATAATTTCAACCTTCATTCCGGTTTCGAATCGATGAATACGGATAAAACTTTCACCGTCGATGATTCGCGCCTTACTTACTTCACGCAAAAACTGTTTAAAGGTGAATTTTTTATTCAGGGAAAACCGTTTCGGGCTTTCGGAAAATTTCAGCCATTCATCTGATACACGTTTATTAAGTTCTGCATTTAACTCACCCGTTGTTGTATCCACTAGCGAAACCGTCGGGTTGATACCCTTAGAGCCAACCACGCCATCTGTAACGATTCGAATATAGTTAGCAGCTAATGGGTTGTTCACTACAAGATCACGCGCCTGGAACATCACCTGTTGCTGTTGGTGGGCACCAAATGCACGGTTAATAGGTGCGGTGATACCTTCGCTTGAGGATCCGCTGATACGGTCTGTGTTGATACCGAATGAACGTTTAAAAAATCCTGTTCCAACCGGGCTAATAACCCTGGCCATTGCCTTTCGAAACTGAGAGTGATGCTTTCTGGAATCAGGAGTTAGTTTATTATTTGGTTTCTTTCTAAACATCTTAATGAAATTGAACATGTTCAATCCCTCGTAAATTTAATTTTGATTGCGGTCATCGGGGATTTGCCTTGTTTAGTGCGTTTAGTTCGTATCGCTTGCGCTAATTGAGTTCGAAGCGAATCGGACAACGCAACCAGATCAGCCAACGAGGAATAAACGAGGGTCTTTGAATTAATACTGAGTTGGGTTAGTACGCCCTGATCGTCAGATAGCTTTGCCTGAATTACTTTATCCAGTAGTTCAAGTTGGTTTCGAAGAGAATCAACACGGTCTTCTTTTTCAAATAACCCCATCACCTTAATAGGCATCATCTGAACCAAATCCCCGGTAGCTGATTCAACCGTTACCAGATATTTATCTGGGTTAAGGTCATTAGTTGAAATAGATATTTCTTGATCCGTTGTTGATTCGGTTCTTTTTAAAACGATTTCTAATTGGTCAACCAACGAAACGATATCACCTGATTCAGCAAGAATAGTGATCGGTTGACCTTTTCGAACGATTGTTAATGGATGTTCGATCATATAAAAGCCCTATGTTTTTAATCTTTATAGGGCTATTTAGTGATGATTTTATCGGCGGGTTATCCAACCAGATTTTTGAGGTCTACGGTTTAACGGGCGATCCGGTTTTAATACGTTCCGGTTTTGTTCTGGTTGTTTAGTGGCGATAGACTTTAGCTGTTCCTGCGTGGCTGTATCGCGTTCAGGCGGGGTTTCCTGTTCCGGTAATAGTTCGGCGTTGATTTTCGCTTTGTACTCTCTGAGGCGCTTCCAGGGGTTCTGTTTAATACCTTTCAGAACGAGTTCCATAGCGGCTAAACAGTAATTGAAACAGTCACCAGCTTCGTTTCGTTCCCTGCCCTTTTTAATTACCCATTTAGCACCAGTGCCAACACGCTTTAACTCTTCGGCTGTTAGCTGTTCTGCATAATCATCAGGAACGGTATTCGATATTTCTACCCGAACAGGAGCGCCACCTTTTAAATTTCGGTTGATGATTTCTTGAGCTTTGTATTTAAGCTGGTTAACACCGAGTACATACAGTTCCTGTCCACCTGTTCTGGTTGGCTGAACTGGTATCGTTGGCGCGGTTGTACTGGATGAACCTTTGATCGCGTGTAACTTGTTCCATCGGTTAGCGTTACGGTAAACGGCTTGTGTAGCACGTCCGTTGCCTGAATCGAGGTTCGCCCAGAGCATCGGGATTTTTTGGCCTGAAACCGTTCGAAAATCGCTTTTAAGGAAATTGATCAGTTCGGTGTACGCCTTTGAATCAGCCCGTTCACAATCGAAGTCATAGAACGAACGGTGATCCAGGATGTACAACGCTTTTTCACTCACGCCGATTAAAGTGTTTTCAAGGCGGTCTTTCTGCTGGTCTGCACCACTCACGAGGAAAACGACTGGATCAGGGATGGTGTTCACCGATACAGGCGTAACTAGCTTTTCCAGTTCGCTTACTTCGATATCCGCGTTTAAATCGTCGAACGTTTCACCCAGACTGGTATTGTAAAAAGTGGCAAGGGAAAATGATTGATACGCTTCCGAGTAATCCATAGCGATTTGTCGAATGTTTGCCAACGGTGAATACAATCTACTGAGTTGAAAACCAGCAATCGGTGATCCTGGGTTGTGCGCGATAAATTTACCTTTGGATACCGCCCGGATTCGATCCCCTTCTGACCACTGTTCCCCGCACTCAACACAACAATATTTCGCGGTATCAACATCGGGAATTTTTTTACCCTGAACCACTTTCCATTCCATATTCTTCAGGACTTGATCCCACTTCATAATTTGCGAATGGTTGCAGTGAGGACAAGGAACATAAAAATATCGTTGGTCGGATTGCTCGAACTGTTTATTGATCGCACCGTGTTTAGTCGTCGGGGTACTCGAAACACAAATGATTGCTTCATCTCCGAACGTGGTGGCGCGTTGCGTTGCCAACAGGATCGGATCCCCTTCTTCTGACTCCTGCGCCGCGTCCACTTCATCCAGTAGAATGGTTTGCAAGGTCTTGCCTCGAAGGTGTGAGGGGCTTGTCAGGCTCATGCAATAAATGAACTGACCGGACCTCAGCTGTATCTGCGATTGGTTGTTTACGGCGTTCTTATCGCTTTTATCCGTTACCAGATCAGCAAGTACCGGAGTCTGTTCGATGGCTGGTTTGATCTTCCCGGCTAACCACACGCCCAACTCACGAACGTTCGATTGCAGCACTCCGAGATTATTACCGGAATGCTTCATCTGGTAGAACAGGATCCCGTTGAGTGTTTGGGTTTTACCTAGCTGTGCGCTCGTTTTGAAAACAATGGCTTTTTTATCTTCTTCGTGAATCGCATCGATCATTTCCTTCTGGAAACTGAATAATTTAAGCGGTTGCCCTGCTAACGGGCCATCAATTACTTTTAGATAGGTTTCACACCATTCTGATGCTTTGAGGATCGTAGGCGGTCGCATAAATTCGGACGCTTTCACGTATATATTTTTAAGTTTCTCTAAATTCTTCACTTGTTAATCCCTCTCTGATGGGATTATTTAGGCGAAAAAAAAACCGCACTTTTCAGCACGGGTTAAAGAGAGAAATTAAAATTAAAGGTCTGATACATGTCTACTGCATCCAAATGACCACTCGAAAATGATCATTTGGATACCCAGACCGGGCTATCCATGCGGGGGAGATACACACCGCCTTTTTTCTATAATCTTATTTATGCGAGTTTTTCACGGTAAGTTTTCTTGAAGATCTCGATCAGGTTTTCTTTCGAGTAGGTCTTATCGACTTCCACACCAGCCCCGCGCAATTCCTTGATCATTTTCTCCCTGGTGGACCGGGAAAACTTCTTACTTTCGTCCAGAACAAACGAAGGATGGATCGGCGCTTCGCTATAGTCCTGTTCCCAGTAATCAGCGAGGTTACGTAAAACCTTTGGAAAGTCTGCCTTGCCCTTTAACCCTGCCCGGTACATCAGGCCAGCAACCTTACCTTCGAGAATGCTATTACAGAGGCCGTGTAAGAGTCCTCGCATATGGCCTGTGTGATGATTGTGATCGGCGTTAGCCTTGCCTACAGAATCGAGCTGTAAGCCGCAGAGAGCGCATTTACCTTGCTGTTTATCGAACTGGGTTTGTTTCCATGCTTGAAGTGATTTTTGAGTTAATACAGCCATCGGGAAAATTCCTTATAATAATGGCTGTATTTAGGGTCAGAGTTTTGGTGTGGTAATCACGGCGGAGTTGTCAACGTATCTAGATTTTGCTTCTTCTTCGGTCATCTTCATAAAATGACCGAGCTGCTGGAGATCAACAGAAGGAGATCTTTCTAATAATTTCAAAAAGATCAATGATTTATTTTCGTAACCGCTGATTACGACATAGTTCTTGAGATAGTTTTTATTTACTATTCCCTTTGTTTGTAGAGGGAAGTTGATCATGAAATCATTCAGGGTTTCCAACAAATCATCAACCAACGTTATAAGATGTTCAGACAAATCAATATATTTTATTCTTGTTGCATCATCTAATAAGTTATATGCATCTTTAATACTTATTTCACCCTTAGCACCCGAACCTGTAATAAGTGGTGCTAACTGTCGATGTACTTCATTAACAGATTCATTTCTTAAATTTAAGATATCAACAAACAAATTGAAGTTGTTAAATGTTGACACGTAAGTTGCAAAATTCAGCCATGGTTTTTTTTCAATGTCATTGTTTTTTGTATAAATCAACTGCGCAAGTTCATTAGCGGCGAAACTAGTATGTTCTAAATTGAGCGGCATTATTGGAATACTTAAGGCACGTTGAATAGGATTTGAACCCAGATTTTCAAAGTAGTTTTTCTTTGTAGCAATTAGACTCGCCTGCATGGTTTGCATTTTAAGGACAATTGAATTCAGTGTATCTGCTTTCATCCGTTCATTCTTTGCAGCATCCTGAAACTTATAACCCCATATGGCAATGACATATGCAGTTATGGCAGAAAGCATAACCACAAATATCGGCATGAAATAATCTTTGAATAGATTCGGTTGGCTGGCTTGGTTTACAACATCTGTTAGATGATTGACGGCAACCACAAGCGCGTAAGGGTCGAAAGGTTTCATGGTGTTATCCTTAGTTGTTTAATACGATTTTATCCTTACGCAGTTCTTCACACCAGTGTTAGCATTAAGCCCCCTCCCGGCTGGTTTGGGGTTTGTAGGTTTGTTCGGCTGGGAGGGGTTCGATCACTTGCTATCAGGTTTAGGATTGCTTTCACGCCACCTTTTCCAGAATCCGTACTCTTGTTTAATGTTTGAAGCAGATGTGACAACACCATGTTTGGTAGTTGGTGGATTCGCAATGATGCTTTCGAGTGACTCCCCAGAATCAAGCCGAGAATAGATTTTGTAATCAGCAGCGTTGATGTTGGTTGGTTCTGCATTACCATGACTCATAGATACTCCTTATCTTAAAGTATTGGTTTGTGGTTGGTTACGGGAACGATATTAACTTTAGTTGGATTGAATTTCATTCATTCTTGAAATGAAAAAGTAAGGTTAGATAGCTGGGAGGGTTTTCAAAAAGTAAGGTTAGATAGCTGGGAACCCGCATTCTTTCGTTGAAAAAGTAAGGTTAGATAGCTGGGAACCCCCGGTATCACTGGGTTTGCTGCCTAAACATATACATAACTAGTCGTTACTCCTGAACAATAATTAAAAGAAAGGATCACGGTGCGCAGCACCGACCGCGAAGCGGCAACGTAATATTACGTAATCTATGAAGGATCAATTAACAATACTTCGAAGTGATCAAGGTTACGTAACGATAGTGTTCATGATTAGCATCTGCGCTACGCTTGATGCCCTCGCTACGCTCGCGATCTTGAAGTGATGTTTATTGATAGGATCTTAGTAAACCCTTCAAAGTGATGTGTGTGGTTAATCCTTTCTAAGTTATGAATCAAGAGTAAAAATAAAATAAATACTTCGGAGATAAATTTGATTTTGTATTTTGATTCGATAAGATTGGTTTCATCCGGTACAGAGTAGTTCTAAATAGTATCGAGATTCAAAACTTAGATACCAGTAAGGTGAGATCAACCATTTCCCCGATCTAATTACTGAACTGTTGATGATAGACAGTTAACCTTTTCCACTCAAAATAGTATAAATATAGCCTTACTGTTTATACATACAGTGGGTTTCGTACATAATATAATCATTATTTTAGCTATTCGTGCTATTTTCAAGGTGATGAAAACTGTTCGGTTAATTATTAATCGAAATTTACATAACCTGGCGAACTTCTCTATAAATACATGTACGAAAGAAAATAATATGGCCTACGGCCTTTTTTTATAACCTGATTAAAAATTGGAAAACTTATATGAAAGTTAATCTTGCTCTACTAAAAAAGATTTTACCTGAATACGTAACAGCTTCACCGAAAGAAAAAACGGAAATTTTGAAACGTCACAACATTGCACGAAGTACCCTTTACGCCGCAATGGAACGTTACGACCTTAAATTTAAAAAATCCGTTAGCTTCTGATGTAAAAAAGCCCCGGCGGTTAGGCCGAGGCATTGTGTAGTAAAAACATTGTGAGAAATACATTATGAAAAACACTTTATCCAAAATTATTTATAAGGGTTCAACCACAACATATCTGAAAGCCGAAAGTGTTGAATGGTTTATCAAACTGGTGACAAGATACGGAATCATCGAACCAATCGAGGCCGATGTAATTCGAAACGGTTGTGAATCTTTCAATGATACCAAATTGCTGATTGCATAAATGAAAAAGCCCCCTGCGCTAACAGGGGGCATTATGAGAAAAACACTATGAACAAAAATTTTAAAACTTAACTAGTGGTATTACGAGTACCACTAATAACAACCACAAGGTATTCGAATGAAATTCAATTTACGTATTCAGGATGGAAAACGTTTTTATAACGATTGCATGAACTATTACTATATCGGAACGAGCAACCCACAATCATTAGAACGCCTTTCCTCTTTAACTCCTGTATCTATTTATGGTGAGTGTTTTAAGTCGGTTAAGAAAGCAATCCGGGCAGAATTTAAAAAAGAAGCAACACCAGAATTAGAAACGACCGCAGCACTTAAAGTACGGTTTTCCGCAGTAGAGAAGAAGATTAAAGAACTCATGATGCCGGGCGAATCAATTCACCGCGTCTTTTTCCACTATAACAGTGAAATGAGTAAGCAAATGATTATAACCGTTCTGGGAGTCCGTACAGGGGCTATCTCAGGCATTGAGCAAGGCCGAGTTATCGTATCAGGCGTGGATACAGTGATCGAAGAAAATCACTTCGTGCATGGCAACCGTTGTGATTATTACCTGGGGCAATGGGATTACATCACCAGCAAAAACGGAAAAGTATTTATCAATATTGATTGTACCAAACGCGAACACGAAAAACCGTTAGCGTACAGAGGAAAATAATAATGACAGAACAAATTAATACCGAAACCCAACCTAAGAAAACTTTTGTAGATATCGGCAAAACATACCAGAGTGAACACGGTGAATTTGAAGTAATAATGATATCTGATGCGCGTTGCCTGTTCGTAGAATTCAAAGAAACCGGATCCATTGTTAAAACTACCGTTTACCGGATTCGACAAGGAACAGTTAAGGATCCCGCCAAAATCAAACGGGGCCGACCGCGTAAGGTTAAAGCCGATGGCGAATGAAGATATCAAACAGGAACGCGCTCAATCGCTCGTAGGCGCGTTTTTCGAAGTGAACGATGGATTGATCGAGGTTATCCATTACGAGGGCAACAAGAGGGTGTACGTGCGTTTCGTTGAGTCCGGGTATACCACGTTCACTACAATGATCAACATCAGAGCAAAACAGGTGAAGGATAAATTTAAGCCTACGGTGTGCGGTGTGGGGTATACAGGCGAAGGTTGCCCGGTAAAAGGAGAAGAGAGAAAAAAACTGTATCTGGTTTGGCGGAACATGCTTATTCGACTGACCGACCGGATCAAGTTCCCCACGTATGCCAACGTAGAGATCTGCCCATCGTGGTACTGTTTCAGCAACTTCGCGAACGACGTGATTACCCTCCCCGGCTATGAACGGTTTATGGTGGAGGCTAACGTGTCACTTGATAAGGATATTCTTTCGGGAGAACGTAAGCGGTACAGCCGGGAAACGTGCCAGTGGATAAGCAAGGCTGACAACACCCGGATCATGGTAGAGGAACGGGAACAACGCAGGAAACAAAAGAAACAGGTTTACGATATAGCCGGAATTACCTGGTGATAAATAGATGTACTTAAACAAACAAACCAACTAGGTACATCAAAAATGAACGAACAAGAAATCCAGCAGTACGTAAACCAGCTTAATTCAACCATCCAGCAATTAGATCAAGACAACGCTAATCTGATTTCGATGTTGCACCAATCTAAACAGACAATCGCGTATTACCGTTCCCAGATTGAACAGTTGAGCAAGCGAAATGCAGAACTGGAACAGATCCAGAATGAACCGGAACAGACCCCGGTTGAAGAATAAAAAAGCCCCCTAATCACTAGGGGGCTTTTTCGTTTTTAGTCGTTAAAGAATTCTGGATCGTCTGTAGAGTCATCTGAATCAAATCCAGCACCAGATACCCCGCTAACAATACAGTCATCGTCTTGAACAGGATTTCCAGCATTACTATTGTTTTGATTACTTCCATCGGTCTGATCCTCGTCTTCTGAATGTTGGGTTATTTCGTCATCATCTAAAAATTCACCCTGATCCATCTGTTTGCTGATTTCGTTTAATCGTTCGGTGATAATCTGGTTCATGAACTTCTTGATCGAACGAGTATCGGTTGCAGCCTCGATAATGGCTTGCGCCTGAGTACTTGCGATTTGAAGCATTGCAGTGCGAACTAATGAGGAAAACTTACTAATCGAGGATTCGACCAACGCAACCGGGATTAACGATCTGGCTGTCTCACGGGCTTTCATTTCCATGATCCGCGCTTCTGCATCGAGCTTGCGTAACTTCGCCTGATCCATCGCTTCTTTGTTGTCTACTTCGCGTAACGGGGTGATGATATTCTTAACCACCCATTCAGTGATCTCTGGTTCGCGAAACTTCCGCTTGTCAGAACACCAGCATGAATCCGCGCCCCGTTCGTTCATCCATGTAGTGACCGATTTCACATCGAATCCGTACCGCTTCGCAATCGTGCTTTTTGTTGAATATTCCACGTAATTTTTTCTCTCTTTTTACGTAATTCTGTACTGGTATTTATCGAGGAAAATATTTGCGGGAATTGTGACCAATCGAAGCTGATGTGAACTAAGTGTTACGTTATCACAGAAATTATTAATTGATAGGTTCTGTCGATGAAACAGGACTGGACTGGATTCAAAACCTCACATATACGTAAAAGATCGAGCGGCTGAAACATCCCGTTTTACCCCCGGTCGGGAGTACCTTTTTGATTAAGTCAGTACCCAAACGAATCTGTTTTGGAACTTCTTATTTGCGTAGTATAATTTAGCAATACTACATTTGGGATTAAAAAATTGAAAGAAGAACATCCAAAATTCGTTTACAAGTATCGACCGATTGAAAATTTAGCAGATTTAAAAAGTGATTATTATCTTGATGCGCTTTTTAATAATTACGCAGTTTTTTCTAGTCGAAAAAACTTCAATGATCTTTTCGATTCGAAGATAGATTTGATAAATCCCTCTCCAAAAGAGGTAAAAGAATATATTAACACACTACCAAAATCAAAACGTTCACAATCCTTAATACATCTGAATAAAGGTAAATTTACTCCCGAAGGTGAAGTTTTTCTCGCAGATGTTAAAAAACGCTTCAATGAAAAAGTTGACACCTATGCATTTATGTCTTTATCAGCGATACCTGATAGTAATTTAATGTGGTCACACTATGCGAAGTCTCATACTGGATTTTGCATTGAATATAGAACTGAATATGTAACGGCTAGAAAAGTAACATATTCATTAGACTTACCAACTATTAACCTTATTGATTTCTATAAAGAGTACCATGAACCATCCATAGATAAAAATTTAGGCGATAGGATATTAGATGCTCTACTTTGTAAATTAAAAGAATGGGAGTATGAATGTGAATATCGTTTTATTGCGGGCATGCGCCTAGCCTCTCTGTATCAAACAGAGAAGTTCACAAAAGTCCCATATGAGTCAAATTTTATCGAGTCAATTATTTTTGGTTGTAGAATGGAGGATTCAATTAAAAAATTCATCATCGAAAACATGCCTGCTGATACAAAATTCAAACAGGCCATAGTAGGTAAAAGCTCAATTAAAATTGTAGATTATAACGATAGATAGCCCCGCGTGAGTGGGGTTCGTCTAGTACAACAGGCTTCAGGCCGTTGTTGGCATTACCCATAGATACAATTGCCAAAAACCAACAATTAAGGTGATTATAGTTCCAATCAAACCTACACCTTTTGCTGCTCTAGTATCAAAAAGTTTATCTAGCTTTACGCCAAAACCTCTAGAGGCTGTATTAAGCTTACCGCTAATAAATTTACCCATTGTCGAACTGAAGAAGCCAACCTTTAATAGCGTGGAGGTATGCATACGCATATACTCTTTATTCTCAAAAGCTTCGACTTCTTCCTTACCATTTAAAAAGTCTCTATGCTTTCCACCATTTAGCTCCATCAGTGACATCATCTTAGGATGCTTAGCGTAATCAGAACCATATCGGTCAGCTATCAAATCATTCAAATTCAACCTACGTTCAACATCGATTACATAAGCATCGTTACCACCCAACACGCGGTAACGGTGTTCCAAATGTTCAAATCCATAAGTCAAATTGCGCATATTCCAGTGAACCCAGAACTTGTCACGACGGTCTCGAATAAATTTGTAGAATTTAGTCAGTAGCTCAAGTTCGACTTCATCGAATCTTTGCAAAACATCATCACGCGGTATGTGCATCTCCTCTGATATTGAATGCGTTGAAAAGCTAACTGACTGTCCACTGCTGTAATGATTTATGGCTATAGATGTGATCCTTGGAGACAACGTGGCGTTGTCATCGTTAAGATTTTGGCATGAGTAATGAACAATAAAAAAATTCTCTGGATTCTTCTTAACGGCTTTGATGAACTGGCTACTATCAGCAATACTCACTTATCACCTCTAACTTTTTGAAAACAAATAATTATCATTTTGCAAAGTAAGTATATCTACACTTTAGGCTATTTTAGATTAAATATGCGAAATAGCATCAGTTGTCAACTACTAATTTTGACTAGCTCAATACACGGCTTCATTCTTTGTTGATTAATTTTATATCTATCCCAATAAAAAAGCCCCCGCTAGGAGGCTTCTGGTTAGTCGGTCGGTTAGCCGGTTAACTTGTCGATTATCGTCGGTTCGTGATTGGTTCGCTCATGATGATCTTTAAGTAACTTTTCACGGTCGATCATGATTTCAATATCAGAGTGCAACACTAAACCTTCGGACTCCAACAACTGTTCGTTGATCTTTGTCACATTTTTAATAGAGCTTCACCATTAAAACAGTTGCTTGCCGTAATAATCCATATAAAAATGAGTTACGGTCCACAATGAATCAACAATGATGCGTCCTAATATTCCATCACACCTATACAAGTATAAAAGTTTTAGTGTTGACAGCTTAGATTTGCTAGTCAGTGATAAACTCTATTTTGCTAATCCTAACAGCTTCAACGACCCGTTAGATTGTAATCCATCAGTTAGAGACAACATTCATGATGTTGACGTGTTGAAAGATATTCTAAAGAAATTGATAATCGACAACACGAAAAAAGAGCTAAGTGAAGCGGCATCTAAAATAAAATACACCGGACCGCGAACGCTTGAAAAGATCGAATCATTAGGCGAACACCAAGCAGCGCAAGTGTTATCAGGTATCGATGACTACTTGTTGATCTTCGATGATGATATAGTTTTTGTGCTTAATGATATGCTAGATCAAATCAAAAAAAATCTAATGACAAATTATACAAGTGGTGTTCTTTCATTAGCTCAAAACTATGATTGTCCTTTGATGTGGTCGCACTATGCCGATCAACATAAAGGATTCTGTATTGGGTACGATGTATCTGATAATGGTTTTTATGATATTCATGCTTTGAATTATGAAGGTTCTCGCTTTATCACGACACAACAGATTCACGATATGTTGTTCGGTTCAACAGAATCAATCAGAAAGAGCGCTAAGAAAGCAATTGACGAAGTTGTGTTACTGAGTAAAGCCCCCCAATGGAGTTATGAAAAAGAATATCGTATGATTCTTGAGCAGGGATTACGAGATAACCCTTTCAGACTGAGTGATGTAACTTTCGGTTTGCGGTTCAAAGACTCTGCAAAATACTCAGTGATGCAAGCGTTATCAGGTAGAGGCGGTAATTTAGAATTTTACGAGATGGTGTTGAGTAATGATTCTTTTGAACTGGGAAGGATACCCCTGTCGCTAGAAGATATGCAAATGCGCCATTTCCCAAAAAATAATTACTTGGTGTATCAAGATTTCATGGATCTCTCAAATACTACCAACTCTTAGATTCCATTAGGTGGTTCTGAGGCGGCGAGAAAATCACCGCCTTGAATGTTTAGCGTGTAAATGAATTATAAGTAAATTTTCTTCACTCACTTTTAATTCTAATATACTCATCATTATCAACTACCGCCGATAGAATAACCCATCGTAGAATCCTCCACCAAAAATAGGCGACATCAATTCCTTGCGATGTGTCATCATCAAGCATTCCATGCGCTACTGTATTTCTTAAGTTAGAGCCATTAGCATTAGTTAATAGCATTTTCATTTCGAAAAGAAAATCTTCTTCAAAAACCTTTTTGGCGCTATCTTTACTCAATAAAGTATTGATTGAAACCTCTGTACTTTTGGCGTTTTTTTCAATAACCGCTGTGTAATCTCCAAAATCATACAATATTTTCCTTATCGTATCTTCGATAAGCGGTGCTAACAAATGTACAGAAGTAGCAAAATCCCGTTCAATTCCAAACATCAGAGCTTTAGTAAAAAGCATTTTTTTATTTGGAGAGATAAATGCACACTTACTACATATTCCTTTAATAAAATCGTAATCTATATAATGCTCTTCAATGATTTTATCAAGAGCAGGGATGATGAATCCGCTAACCTTGTACGAAATCTCATAGAAGAATTCCGTTGTAAGAGGTATCAGTAAATTCTCTATGTTATTTGGGTCGACATCATCGATATCGACTCCTCCAGACGAACCCACAATTCTACCTTCAGCATCTATGACGGTATTATCAAACATGTTACTCAATGGATGACGCTTTATACTATCAATGCATCTTTCGACTAAGATTTTTTTAGAAATATTACCCGTTACGAAGCAGAAATAGACTAAAGCAACCAATATATTAGGTTTGTTCGTTACAAAGTTGATGGCTTTATTAACTTCGTCTGAAATATCGAAAGGTTCAGACTTGATTATAACCATTGATTCTGAGGCTATCTTTCCTTCAAGTCGGATTTTCGCTTTTAAATTTTCAATTTTTTCCACTACACCGAACTTGCCTCTAATGGATATTTTTGTGGCTTTATAATGCTTTAGAGCATTTTTATATGAGCTTATAGCTATCAAACCTGTATATTGCTCACCTTCTTCGTTATAAATTTTTGCTTGAGCAATATTTACCAATTGGCATCTATAATCACCATCCCCAGAATAAATGTCAGATTTATATCTTTCATACAATATATCCAAACATATCAGAGAATTACGATAATTATGTTTCTCCCTAAATCTTAGAATTTCTTTTCTTAATTTTTTATTGATTTTTTCTGCAAACTCCATCCCAATACCCGTGTTGGTGATGAACTTAGCCATTTCACAAAACAAGAAATCATCAGTAGTATTGAAAAAGCAATCAAAAACTTTTTTTTCGACTTCAAATGAAAAAATATCGCCTTCAAGGATTTTAGGCAGACGTAGACATCTCTGGTAGCTATCTCTTACTAATGTAAACCAATTATCTGAACCTATTCCAAACGATGCATATATTTTTCTAGCTTCATAAGCAAAGCTTCCATTTCGCCCTTTTTTATATAGCCATAAAAAATCCAACAATCGCGCCCGCAGTGGCATAATTGTGATTTTAGATGCAATATCTTCAATCAAGTTTAAATCTTCAGGATGGATGATTTTAGAGAATTGTTTGCCAGTTTCCCGATCTATATAGTTTGAGTTTCTCTTATGTAAATCAATTTTTGCATTAAGAATATTACTAAAAAAATCTATGGTTGATTCGCAGTCAACATCATAGTTTTTATATGAATGTAACTTTAAATCATAACCTTCATAAGCTTCCACATCAGAGCTGTTAATGATCTGTATGACTCGCTCGATAACATCAACATTAATTTTACGTTGCAT